TGGTGTTTGAGCGGTGCGACGACCTAGTCGGTAGTATTCCTGCCATGCTAGTTCTGTCTCACGTTCGATACGCTTCTTGCGTTTTTCTAATTTGATCTTTTGTAGTTCCTGGTACTTTTTATTGTTCATGTTAGTTCCTTTGTTTATTAAAACTACCAGTTGGTAGAGTTCGGCTTATGCCTAGTGGGAGTCGAGGTCTCGAACCTCGATGACTGCCTGCCTCCCGATACTGCTTAGAAGATTAGTTTATAGAGTTCTTCCATTCTCTCTTCATCCAATTCTGTTATCCATTCCTGGTTATTTAAAGTATAAAACTCTTCTCTAAGGTCTTCATATTCTTGGTCTGTTAGCATTAGTTCACCTCCCATTCTGATGAGTAGTCAGGCATCTCTATGGCTCTCTTGTGAACCTTCTCTACTTCTTTGAAGCATCCTTTGCATAGGTTAAGATGTGTTCGATAGGTTGCTAGTGGTGCTAATTGGACTCCTAGTCCATCGATGCAGTTGATGCCCGCGTTGCAGTATCCTTGCATTGTTGCCTTGAATCTTTTCATATTATTTACCCTCCTCTATATCTACATATACTACTTTGCTTAGATTAGTACCTGATACTATTAAGAAGTCTGTTAGAAGCAATTCATCTATATCTACTGATATTATGATAGAGTTTTCAGTTAAGTCGATTCCCCATTGGTTAACTAGTTCATCGATGAGTTCGTTTTCAAACTCAATTATTTCTTTTTCGTTCATGTTATATCCTTTTCTATTTTCTGTTGAGAGCCTCATCAGTGACCGCCTTACGGTCAGACCCCTTTCGGGGTTTCGGCCTTACTTAAGCAGTGCTTTTAGTTCTGCCTTTACTTCTCTTGCCTTATCTCCACGCCATGATGTTAGGTTGCATAGAGCGTATGCTACGATTGATTTTGCGGTGTCATCGAAGTAGTTATCTTCAATGTTTACTAGTGATTGCATTGGTGTGACGTATGCTTCTGCATATACATACCATTCCTTGCTAGAGCATTCTTGCTCTATGTCTTGTGCTATCTGATATAGTGGTCTAGACATTTTATTCTCCTTTTTCTTTTTCAGTATCAACGATACTTACTTAATATATACTATATCGGCTAGTGTCCAAGAAACAAGGGTATAATAGGAAAATCTTTATAACGATTTGATAACGAAATATTACCAGCATTAAGATCCCCATAGGTATATTTATGCACTAGGTTGCATAGGTATGCAGGAAGTAGGATGACCCTGATTACCTGAAGGGGTGTCCGAGAAGTCGGTGGGGGTTAGTTGCTATTATACTTTGTATAGTACAACCCTCTCCTGTCCCTGCCTCCCCTGCCCAGCCTATCAGGGACAGCAGGGGGAACAGGGGAACAGGAAAAGTAGGGGGTTTCCCCATTGCCGCTCCTCTAATTTTTATACACTACGTGAGCGTGAATATATCATATTTTTACAATGTCCACCCAAAAATCCCACCTATTCCCTTACCCATTGGATCCCTTCCTGGAGTAGGAAACACAGGACATAAAAGGTAGGTAAAAGGGGACAGGAAATAGGGGTCTAACGACCAAGAAGGGGACAATTAACCATGTACTTATTTTTTGTACAAAGGTATCCTATTATCAACTTTGTTGTTTATTATTGTCCCTAAGGATGGGGAATTAGAAGGACAGTAGAGACTGTCAGGTGCGTAGTCGCCACCCCGAAAGGGTGGCTCCTGACGCAACAGGAAACAGGAGCACTGGTGTTCAATAACATTCTTGGGAATGTATTTCACACTAGGAGTAGGTATATAGGAACTACATTTGAAAATAGATATTATATCATAGAAATTTAAGAAAGTCAACAACTGAATTTCCCACCTAAAGCCTATAGGGGGCTATCGCCCAATTGTCCGCTTTATGGGCATTGTCACGCCCCATTATGGACTATTAATGAAGGGGTGGTCCCACAATAAAATGTAGGCCTAACTAGTAAATCAATTCGAAAAATGCTATCCCCCACTGGGTTCAGTGCGGTTCTTTGGATAGAAAGGTTAATTGATTTCCAGACCTCCTCCGCTGGTGAGTGACCACTCCTAGGGGCGAGAGAGGACCACCACTTCCTAACCTTAAGGAGGGGTATGTGGCAATAGAAAACAAAAGTTATGAGGCCTTTGCTAATTGGCTTTCATATAGTGAGGCAGATAAGAAACGTTTAAATCTCCCACCAAATCTAACTCAATACTCATTGGCTAATGGTATTACAGATAGAACTCTAAGACGATGGAAAAATGATCCAGTCTTACAAGCAATGGTAGAAAAGAAGTTAGCCAGTAAGAACAGGAATCAATCAGCCCCTCAGGCTGTTGATTTCCCTGAGGAGCAGGAGGAACTGGATCCAAAGGAAGACGGTGGGGATTCTTCAGATGAATACCTAGCGATTAAGTCTACACTAATCAAAGGAGCGATGACAGGTGACCCAAAATATCTCGATTTATATTTCAAAACTTATGGCAAAGATTTCGTGGCCGAAGAAGCCGCAGCAAGGACCAGTGACTTGGCTGGCCTGGAAATGGGCGAACTTATCATACAGGCTCTCAACGCTCTGGATATCAATCAAATATTACTTTATCTACAAGAAATTGGATACGAAGTTAAAAAAGTTGATGAAACAGTCGGAGAGTAATCCAGTAACTATAATCGAAGAATACGATAATATATTTGACGATATGGATTTTAGAGAAGATGAGATATCTTTCGATGATGCTTATCCTCATTATCCTTATATAGATTTTAAAGATCTAGTTACCAGAGCAAGTAACAGATTAGTTAAAGGTGGATTAGTCACTAACGCTATAATGTTATTTGAGTACCTAGATGAAGAAGGTAAACTAAAACACTCAGTAATGTACGGTAAAGACGATGACTTGCTAGATGCATCAATGCTAGTATATAATGTTTATCATAAGTACTTAGGAGGCGAGTTCGAGGATGACAACACCGAAGATAATTTCTAATGACGTAACACTTGTTCGAAAATCTAGAGAACTACAAAAACTCTGGGTAGAACTAGAATACCGTAGATGTGCTTTAGATAAAGAATACTTTATTAAAAATTATGTCTACATCCAAGTACAATCTAAATGGGATACAAGAGGTCGAACAAAATTTGAACTTTTTGATTACCAAGAAGAAGCATTGGATACATGGTCTAATAATAGATTCGTCGTTATCGTAAAAGCACGTCAGTTAGGTTTCACAACTTTAGCAATGGCTGATGTACTTTGGCATTGTCTATTTCAGCCTGGAAGTAATATGCTATTGGTTTCTAAAAATCAAGACTCTGCAAACAAGAACTTAGGTATGGTTAAGTTTATGTATCAGTTCTTACCTGATTGGATGAAGGATCGTGGTCCTAATCTTACTAAGGCTGCTGAATATAAATTAGAATTTGATTACCCAGATGGTATGAAGTGTCAAGTTAAATCATTTGCTGGTACTGAAACCGCTGGTGCTGGTGAAACAGCAACTCTAGTGGTACTAGATGAGTTCGCACTTATGCCAGATCCAACTAATACTTATAGAACTATCATGCCTACAACGGATGCTGGCGGTCGTCTCATTATAATTTCGACGGCCCGAGGTGCTTACAATCAATTTGCTAAAATATACAAAGGAGCAAAAAATAAAATCAACCAATTTGTACCAATCTTTCAACCTTGGAGTGCATCAAGACTTATTACAGAAAAAGAATACGAAGAAAAACGTAGAGAGTTCACTGCAACCCCTTGGGAATTTTATTCGGAGTACCCTTCCGATGACAACGAGGCTTTCAGGGAATCTGGTAATCCCAGGTTTACCCAGTTACCTCATGAAGGAATAGAATTCCAATACCGTGGTTATATTAGTGAACAACCTGAGGGATTAAAATTTGAAATTGATGAGAATGGTCCACTAAGATTACTTGATATTGATGTAGATCCTGATACTATTTACTTTTTAGGTGCTGACCCTGCACAAGGCCGTGGCGGTGACTTTAGCACCGCACACATCCTAGAGGTAGGAGACGACGGTTTACCTAGAATTGTAGGATATTTCTCGTCAAATACTACAGAACCAGTTGATTTTGCATATCATTTAGATAAAATTGGTAGGTATTTTAACGGAAAATATGGACCTGCACTACTAGCAGTAGAAGATCAAGGTGGTCAAGGTCAACTTCCTATTAACGAACTACATAGAAACTTACATTATCCAAGACCTTATGTATATCGTTCTATCGGTAAGAAGAGAAATCAAACTTCTGATAGACTATTTTCATTCCCTATGTCTCAAGATAGACGTAGAATGATTATAGATAAGTTAGCAGAGTACCTTGCTGACGCTGATACTATTAATCCTTCATTAAAAAATATACATAAAGATCTATTAGAAGAGTTAAATCAGTTTGTTAGACAAGAGTTACCATCAGGTGGTGTTAAATACGCTGCTGATTATGGCTGTCATGACGACTTAGTATTATCTTTAGCAATCACTTTATGGGTAGCACTAGAAAATAATGAGTTATCCGCCCCACTACAATCTAATAATGAAGTCAATATGGACAGAGTAGACCTATCTAAGATGTACAAAGAAAGAGCAAGAAATATTGCAGCCCATGAAGCAGCAGTTCAAGAACAATGGGATTCATTTTCGCTTAATAGTGGATATGATTACGGCAATGATTATGACTATGAATGACAACCAACAAACCACAAAGGAGCATAAATGAAAAAATATACAGTAACAGATAAGCAAATGCTTATTAGAGATGCAGTAAGACGTATGGATCCACTCCATCAACATTGGAAAGTACTTGAAGGAATCTTCAGGACTGGTTTACGTAGAGATTTAAATGCAAGAGACTTTGCAGACCTAACTCCGACTCCAATCCCTGGTAACATTTTGAAGACCATTAACATGGTTCTTCCACATATCTCCCTGATGTCAACATCTATCGTGTCTAGAGACCCTCAGATGATTGTCACACCTATTGGTGGAGAGAACGAAAGTGCAGAAGATGCATCAGCATTTGCACAAGCAGTACTTAATTACTTTTGGAAGAGAACAGAAGCGACTGACGACGTCAGAGCAGCAACAGAAGACATGCTTAAACTTGGTAATGGCTTCGTAAAAGTTGGTTGGGATTACTTAGAAGAAGAAGCAAAGAAAACTCCTAAACAACCAGTAGATGAAATTGATCAAATGCTTGATGAAGCAGAATCATTCTTACCTGAAATATCAACTATGGGTACAAGTCCTCAAGAAACTTATGAAAAGGTACTAATAGATGACCCATTTGTAGAGTATGTATCACCTTATGATATTTTTGTACCTAAAGATGCTAGACGTATTGAGAATGCACGTTGGGTAGCACAAAGACTTCGTCTACCTATTGATCAAATTAAAGAACGTTTCGGTGAAAATGTAGTTGTATCAGTAGATATGGCTGTAGCATCTGATTCCTTAGTATCATCTTATAGTAGTGAAACAAATAATATTCCAGAAATTCTATCATATGCTGTAATTTATGAGTTTTATGATATGACTAATAGAGAATTAACAGTATTTCAGATTGATGGAAACAAACCACTATATGACGGTCCTATTCCTTATCAGCACCGTTACCCACCGTTCGTACACTTCCGTAATTACAATGACGGTGGTATGCAGTTCTGGGCATTTGGTGATATAGAGAACATTGCAGGTATCCAATTGATGATTGGTGAACTAACTCGTGCACAGATTGACGATGTTAAGCGTTCTGGTAACAAGTATGCTATTAGAAAGCGTGACTTAACACCTGATATCAAGAAACAATTAGAGTCTCCACTACCAGATCAGGTACTTATCTTTGATATTCCTGAGACTAGAGACATGGGAGATGTAGTACGACCATTACAACGTCAAGCAACACCTTCAGATGCTTACGGTATGGATGGAAAACTACAAGATGCAATGCGTGGAGTACTTGGTATCAATGATTTCCAAGCAGGTGGTCTAGGTTCTAACCGTATGTCGGCTACAGCAGCCGCCGTTGTAGACGGCGTTGCTACCTTGAGAGCACAGGATAAACTGGCTGCAGTTGAAAAAGGTATTAACGGTGTAGCAACTAGAATTATTCTATTATGTCAAGAATTCTTAGATGATTTAAGAGCAATACGTATCGCTGGACCTGGTGGTCATATGTGGTTAAACGTATCTGCCTCTGATATCTACGGAGAATTTAGAGTTGAGGTAGAAGGTGGTTCTACAAGAGCACTTAACCCAGCAACTAGAGCACAACGTGGTATTCAAACACTACAAACAGTTATTCCAGTACTATCAGGTCTAGGATTCGATCCAACTAATGCTATCAAGATGGCACTTAGAGATATGGGTTATGATCCAAATCACCTTATGGTTAAACAAGAAGAACAACCTGCATTACCAGCCCCAACAGGCATGGAAGGTCAACTACCCCCTGAAGCAATGGGTCAACCTTCACCAGATGTATTAGCAATGCTTGCTCAACAAGCACAATCTCAATTACCTGCCGCTAATGGCGAGATACCTGCTAACCCAGCAGACATGGTAGCACAAGAATTCGGAGGCCCTGGTGTTCCAACGGCTACGAATGGAACAACCTCACTATAGTAAAGGAGAAACACAATGGAAGATATGAAAAACGGCATGCCTGCTAAAAAGGGTCTTGACGTTATGATTGCAATAGGCACAAAGAAAGGCCTAGGCATGAAAGGCGAAGAGGGTGGGAACTATAAAGAACCTACTAACCCTGAAGAAGACATGAATGAAGATAAGAAAGAGGGCGAGAACGAAGATTCTTGTTCTTGCGGTAAGCCTGTAACATGCAGTGGTTGCAATAAAGCACCATCTGAATGTACTTGCGAGTAATGTCCAAAAAATAATTATACACTTACCCCAATTAGTGTCTATAATGGAAGGGTTATAACCCAACCAAATTCAATGAACAATCCCGTTCAGCGAAGAACAAGGTATTCTTGAGATCCCAGGCCATGGGACACCTAATTAGAATGACCACTCAAAGCGATGGAGAAAAAACTATGGTAGATACATCATTAACAGATACAATAACAGAGGCTTACAACGAACTAGAACCAACTGAGGTTGACAATCTAGAAGTAAGTGAAGACGAAATAGTACTTCAGGATTCTGATGAGTTAGAGGTCGAAGAAGACCTCGACGAAGAAGAGACCGAAACCGAAGATATTGAAGAAGGTGATGAAGAAGAATCTGCCGATGACGATGACAGCGAGAAGTACGTTGTAAAGGTAGATGGCGAATCATTAGAGGTTAGCCTCGATGAGTTAAAAGCAGGATACTCACGTCAAGCCCACTTTACAAAGTCCATGCAGGCTTTGAAAGAGGAAAAAGAATCATTTGATATAGAAGCATCACAGTTTGTTGAGACCGTACAAGGTATGCAAGAACTAGATGCAGCATGGGAGTCAAATCCTATATCTGTATTAACGAATCTTATTACTTCAGTAGAACAACCAGAGTACGCTCTGGGACTTCTTATTAAAGAACTAGCGACTTTAAATGCCCTAAGCCCTGAAGCATTGCAATATTTTAATATTGACAATGATACTTTAGGCTCATGGAAGCAAGAGTCAGAAGTTGATGCTCTCCGCCGTCAGGTACGAGAGAAGGAAGAATTAGAAGCACAGATTAAATCTGAAGCAGATTCTAAAACACAGGAATTGCAAATTCAAAACGCAATTGCTAACTTCGAAAGAACTATTGATGATATCATTAGTAATGAAGAATTAGAATTTAGATCAGATGCTGAGCAACTAAAATTCCGAGCAGATCTTTTAGGTTATGCAAAAGATAATAATATCTTAGATTTGAATAAAGCATTTGCAGCAATGCAATATGAATCAAACAAATCAAGGAAACGATCATCCAATGTGGAAACTAAGAGAACCGCTAAAAAAGTCATTTCTAAGGGTGGAGCAAGCGGACAAGCCGTAACACCAGTTAGCAATGGCAAGGAAGATCTTCGTACTATTATTGAAAATACTATGAAAGAACTTTCTTAATCCAATTAAAAAATATGCTCATTCTAATTAAACAGAAAAGGAAGTGAATTATGGCCCTAGGTAACGCAGACTTTACCCAGTTATTCGCATCATCATTACAAAAATATGAGAAGCAATTAGCGGATAACGTTATCTTAACACACCCAACCCTTGAACTATTCAAGGAAAACGCAAAATCATCTACTGGTCGTGGACTAGTAATCCCAGTTCGTGCAGCAGCACTTAATGGAACAGCATACTCAGACGACAGTGGTGACTTCACCACTAACATCGGCGTATCAAATGACCTTATCGGTGCAGCAGTATTCGATTGGTCAAAAGAAGTTATTACACCATTCCGTGTCAAGCACAGAGAAATCCTTCAGAACTCAGGTCCTGAGCAGGTTATTAATCTTGTCGAAGAGTACGTAAAGGGTGCAACAGCATCACACCAGGACTTCATAGTTGCAGAACTATGGGCTTCATCAACAGGTTCAGGAGATATTCTATCTCTTCGTGACCTAATCTCTCCAACAGATAAGAAGTCAGACTCAACTGCTATCACCGTTGGTGGTATCCGTGGTGGTACTGCTCTTAAATCTGTAACAAACTATGCTCTTACTTCAAACGTAGTAACTCTAACAGTTGGTGCTTTCCATGATTATATCGTTGGTGACTCAATTGTTGTTGCTAACGTTGCAGAAGCAGGACTAAACGGTACATACGTAATTTCAGCAGTTGCTTCAACTACAGTATCATACGCAAAGACTGCATCAAACGTTGCTTCTACTGCTGCTACAGCAGGAACAGTATACGCTGATGCTATCAAGACATTCTGGAAGTCATCTGCTCTAATATCTGCTCGTACAGGTACAGGTTCAGAAGATATTCTCGCAGCATTCCGTAAATTATCTAACGATATCTATGCTAAGTCTCGTAAGAAGCCTACACATATTATCGCTGGTTTCAATATCTACGAAGAGTTCGAAGCATATCTTGCTACAACTCCTGGTGGATACGCACGTACAGTGTATAACATGGATTCAAAAGCAGAAACACGTTTCCAGGAAATCTCTTTCAACGGAGTTCCTGTACGTCTAGATCCAGACTGTCCTGTAGATGAGGCGTACTTCTT